TGCACCAAACGACATCAAAGATGACGAAGCGTATTTTGGCACTAATATTGAATACGCCAAATTCCATCAATACGGAACAACAAAAATGCCTAAACGCCCAATCATTTTTGAACCCAATAATGTTGCCAATAAATGGGGCAAGTGGGCTGTGAAATATATTGCTGATGGCGAAACTTTTGGAATTAAGGGATAAATATGCCCGCCCCACTAATGCACGGATCACATTTTGCAAAATCATTTGTAAACAACTATTTATCTTACGATATTCCAACTAGGATAGTGGCATACCGAAATGGCTGGGGTCTCGATGATGCAACACTCCCAACGCCAATCAAATTTCTTACCTACGAACCATTAGCAATGGACGAATGGCCCACCATTATCACGGTTGCTATTTCCACATCATATTTTGATCGTCTGGGCTTTATTGGCTCAGACCCCGAATATCGCGTTGCTTACAATATGCGAACTTATGTTTGGGTTCGAACAGAAGGTTCTGAAGAAACAACACTCATGCGTGACAGGCTGTCCGCCATTCTTCGTTCATCCTTACTTGACTACCCCTCGATGAAATTTGTAGACCCCCGCCAGACATTCAAGGCAGAGATTGAACAAACGTCTTTAAGTGAAGAGTATTCTGATTTAACCCTCCTTAAAGGTGATAGGGTTCTCGCTGGAGCATATTTGGGATATACAATTTACATGAACGAAGTTGTCTCTCGGGCAGATATTGCAAACCTCGACGAGGTTGATATTACCTTCAACCTAAGTGGTTTGGGTGTTGACATCATAGACTAGGCTATTATTTACTAGAAACTAAGAGGTTTTATATGAATAACTCATTTTTCAGAGTCGCAAATGACACAGATTTTGTTGACTTTACGTCCAAAGGCATGAATGTATACGTTAATTTGGCAAACACAAATTTAAACATTTTTGGCAACCACGTAATGTCAGGCGAAAAATTTGCGGTATCAGAAATTAACTCAAACCTTGAACGCTATCTACGAAAAGGTTTCGCAAAACTTGTAGCAAACGCAATTTACGCTGCAGAAAACACCGCAGAAACCCCAGAAACCACAGAAGCAACCAAACAAAAGAAAAAGAAAACAACAGAATCAGAAGCAATAAGCCAAGAAAACACTGAAGCAGAAGAAATTCCCGCAGCAACCGAAACACCCCAACCGCAGGAACAAGAAGCAACCGAAGAACAAACAACAGCAGAAGAAACACCAGAAACCAGCAAGAACATATAAATACGATAAAAGTTTTACTCTGCAGTTACATTAGAGAACACTAATAATTAGATACAATACAAAGTACTGGCAGTATTTTCAGCCGGTCTGAGCGATGAGGTAGGAAGGTCCTATGCCCGGAATTAACATTAGTACCGCTGTACGAACAGGTCCCACAACGACAACCGTACGCGAGTCATCACAAGCATTTTTTGTAGGAAAAGCCTTCCGCGGACCCACCGACGTGGCCACACTAATCACCGGAATGGAACAATTCGAACTCCATTATGGTGGATACGTCAATGGGAACTACCTGTATTCGACCGTTGAAACTTTCTTCGAAGAAGGCGGCTCGCAATGCTATGTCGCTCGCGCTCTCGCTTCAGATTCGGTAGCAGGACGACTTTCCCTTAAAAACAACTCGAATTCGGCCACAGTCATTACCCTTATCGCAGTTGGTGGAGGAACATGGTCATCTGCCGCTGGCGGTGCTGAAAGATTGTCAGCAGTTGTTACAGCAGGCACCGCAGCCAGCACTGCAGTAGTCAAAATATACAAGGGCGGAACACTAATAATGTCTACAGGAAACTGTACGACCAACCAGCAGATCGCCGGAAAAATTAACGTTCATCCCGTTGCTAGCCTTTTGTGCACCGCACAAGTTGTTGCCGGAAAAGAAACAACTGAGTTAGCAAGTGCAGCCGCTGAGAAATATTTTGGTGACAGTTCGGACGTCGATGGTACCGCCGGAACGGCAGTCGCCGACTCCGACCTCGTCGACGCATTGGACTTGTTCCTTGACTCATACGGAACAGGCGTCGTCGCCTGCCCAGAGTCAACAGGGATTAACGACGAACTCATCGCCCACGCAAACTCAATGAACCGTCTAGCCTTCCTCTACGCAGACGCAGGAACAGACCCCAACGACGCCTCGGCATCCGGAGACTACGACGATCTCATCTCTATCACTCAAGGAATCCAAGGAAGCGACAATGCTGAACATGTAGCATTTTTTGCCCCATGGGTTTACGTACCGACAGGTACGCTCGGAGTCAATAGATTAATTCCGCCGGTCGGCTATGCTGCTGGCGCACGAGCACGAGCACACAATAACGTTGGACCCCACCAGCCTGGTGCTGGTGTAACAAGTACCGCACGATTTGTTAATGGTATTGAATTTGCTATTGGTTCAACTTTGGGTGACAGTCTTGATGCCGAATCAATTAATGCGATTCGTATTATTAACAACACTATCCGTATTTATGGTGCACGTTCATGTTCTGGAGACTTGCCAAACTTCCGTTACATTACGTCACAGGACGTTTTGAACCATGTTGTTGTTGAATCGTACCGCAGTCTTGAAGACGTCTTGTTCCGACCAATCGATGCACGAAATGCACTGTTTGTTTCAATCAAGCAGCGTCTTCAGTCAATTATGGAAGAATTGCGCACAATTGGCGCCATTTATCCAGCATTTGACAATAATGGACGTCAAATCGACTATGGATACACGGTCATATGCGATTCAAGCATTAACCCACTCGCCAATTTGGTTAATGGAACAGTGACGGCTCGTGTTGGACTCCGTGTTACTGGAATCGGCGACTCTATTCAAGTTGATATTATTAAATCAAGCCTTACGGCTTCGGTAGTCTGAAAATAAATTCATAGAGGAGAATGCTCATGGCATCAAAAGTTTCTGCAAGGCAAATAGTAGCGACCATCACCCCGAAGGCTGGCACAACTAGTCCCAAGTGGACCGACTTTAGGTTCCCTCAGGTTTCTGGTGGAGAAATCACTGCATCTGTGGAAAAAGTCTACGACGGTGGATCAATGTTCCCCAGCCTACTTTGCGCTCCAGCAGAAATCGGCGATATTTCGCTCACTGCCTATTATGATGACAGTGCAGATGACGGCATAACTGAGGATGATAGCAATATTGCAGCAAAAATCAACGTACTGCGCCAGAGAGTCGGTCGCGCTTTTTATGACATCAACATTTCAGTATATGACTGTGACATTCAGGTCAGGGGCAGTGACCGACAGTACACAAACGCCCTCTTGGTAGCATTGTCGGAGCCAGACGGTGATGCCTCATCTGGCGCTCCCGCCATGTTCTCTATGACGTTCTCTGTGCAGAGCGTCAGCACGCCAGCCAAACCAACGCCGTAGTCATCCTGATAATAATTTTCGTAGTTCCACTACTACAGGAATTGCTGTGCTAGGTTTTCAATCATGACAGAACCCCTATACACAGAAGAAACTACAGAGCCGCAAAAGACCAGCAAGGCATCTAAGTCTGCTGGAGAATCTGCTATCGAAACATCTCCTCTTCAGAGATTGAAGGAGACCATCGCCAAAAAGGTTGAGCGTGCTCATATTGTAATTAATGTTCCGGAACGTCCTGGCGTGCAGTTACGCATTCGCCCGAACATTACCCAACAGCAGATGAAGGCCTGGCGCCGTAATTCTGGTGAAGACACTAAGGCCGGAATGGATGCCAGCAAGTTTGCTTGCTATCTAGTTGGACACACAACCGACGGTATTCTCATTGACGGCGAAGAAGTCTTTGATGAAGACGGTCATGGTCTTAACTTTGCTTCCAGAGAAGTTCTTAAGATGACCGATACGACACGACCTGTCCCTGACGCTGTTCGCGAGTTTTTTGGTGTCGATCCACACATTGAGGCTGCTGCTCTGACTATTTTGGACGCTGCTGGGTATTCGGATACCGTTGATGCCGTGGACCCTACGATGTCGTCTTCGAAGAACTAGTTGACGACCCTTCGGTTATAAGCGCCGCTCGCCTCGGTGAACTCTGGGGTAGTAATCCTTTAGACCTCCTTCGTCTCGATGAAGACGAATGGATGATATTGCTTGCTTGTGCTAAAGTAATACAGCAGGATAATGAGGATCGCGACCGAGAAATGAAAAAACGGAATCCTCGTTAATAGTTATACGGATTCCCGGGAGCAATAATGGCAGAGGATAAAGTTGGACTTGTAGTCAAAGTTAAAGTCCACGGTGAACAACAACTCCGTAAACTCAAACGTGAAATAAATGGTCTCAACGACCACGTCACCCTGCTAAAAAATCGTGTCACTGCCAACCTCGACAGCATGGACATGAAATGGAAAAAACATTTTGACGGAGTCGACAAAATGGTCAAGATGATGGGTGGCGCCCTCACCAAATTCGTGGGTATGTCAGCAAAATTTGCTGCAGTACAACTTGGTGCGCTTGCTGCCGCTATGGTTGGTGTCCACGGAGCGTTTGTTCTTGGTAATGCAGCAATGAAAGCATTCCGATATATAGCAAAAGGTGTTGCAGCCGGACTAGCCTCCATCGCCGTCGCTGCTGGAACTGCAGCCGCCGCCATCAGGGAAAATCAAGCCGCAATGTTTGCCTATAAGAAGATGGGCAAAAACGAATTTGGTTCTGGAATGAATCAGGTTCGTCAAGAAATGCGCGCCATGGCTCGCGATACTGACCTTGCAGGCTTGAGTGCTAAAGATTTAAATTCTATTTATTCCGAAATATCAAAAAAGGGCGTCTATACACAGTCTTCTCAGGCTCTTGTTAAAAGTTTGATGGATTTTGGTGCTGCTGGTCAAGATGTTGCTCAGGGGGCGCAGGCTGTTGGTGCTTTGGTTGGGATGCTTCAAGACCCTAAGGCTACTTTTGCTCAGATTACTGCATCTGCCAAGGACCTTGGTCCTGCAATGGAGAATGCTCTTAAGGAAGCAAAGACCAAGGGCATTGATACTGTTGCTGAATTAAAAGGTGCGATCCTTGATGGAACATTGTCCGTCATAGGTGGCGTGAATGGTCAGTTCGCTGCTGTCAACGATACTCTTATCGGTCGCTTTAAGAAAGCAATGAATATTATTAAGGCTGACTTTGCTGATTTCGGTCAAATATTCTTGGGGCCTTCAAAAGATGCGTTGAGTGAAATTCAACATACTATTAGACGTACTTTGATTCAGGTCACTGGGACTATTACTACTTTTGGTAAGGGTTCCATGATGGATGGTCTTACTAGCGGTTTTGCAAAATTGGCTGATGGTTTTGCCAAGATGATCAACAATTATCTCCCTAAGGCTGAGGGGATGTTGAAGGGTATTAGTAGTTGGTGGAGTGATTTTAGAAATGGTTGGAATGATGTTTTAGATAGGACTCGTCCTTTTATTGATGCCGCCAGAGTTATTGAGAACATGATCAAGAATGCTTTGCAACCGTTGTTTAGTGAGTTCGGTAGTGCGATGGATAATACTCGTAATTTGATTCTTAATAATAAGCAAGCGTTTGAAGAGTTTGGTACGCGTGTTGGTGCATTTATTACTGAGTTTGGTCGGTTTGCTGGTGCTACTCGTGAAATTTTTGTTCAGGCGTTACCGTTTATTAATGATGCGGTTGAGGGGGCTACAAAACTTTTCCGTATATTCAATGATGTTCTCAATGCAGTTAGGCAAATTGCTGGTGTTGATAGTCCTGCTGGTGCTTTTGGTTTGGCGGGCGGCTTGATGGCTGCTGGTCGTGGTATGAAGAAAACTATTGGTGGTGTTGTTCCTGATTATGCGAAGATGCAGAAAACTCAGTTAATGAATGTTAATGCTGGTGTTGTTAATGTTGATGGTCCGGGTGGCGGTATGGCTAGTAGGACCGGTGGCGGCGGAGGTATTGGTGGTGGTGGTATTGCTGGTGGTGGCGGTGCTCGTAGCATTAATGGTTATCCGATGGCAGTCAATCAACTTCAGGCACGCGGACTCTATGGTATACCTATTCCGCCGGGGTCTCAGGCGGGGGCAATGTCTCCCCTTCGTCAGCAAGGCATGAGATCACAGGTTGGTATTGATAATACTGGTGGTGGCGCTCCTACTGGTACTGGTGTTACTCCTGCCGGTGGCAGAGAGATTGCTCCAGGTTATGTTAGTGGACCGCATAATAGAGGTATTTATGAGACTGCCAGTGGACGCAAACTGAGCATGAAGGATGGCGCGTGGTGGAAGGCTATGGCAACACCAAACACACCCGGATATGCGCAGTCTGTAGATGGTGTTGATCCATCTAGATACAAAAAATTTATGGGGAAGTACGGTCCACGTGCTCAGCGAACATCAGAGATGTACGCAAGATTTGCTGGCGACGAAGCAAAAGGTATTAAGGGTTTCAATAATAGGGCTTCGACAGGCATAGGGGCAACTTTGGGACTTGGTCTTCTTTCTAGCATTGCTCCCGAATCTGCCAAGGGTGCTTTGGCTCTCGGTTCTGGAGTGGCGATGTTTAACCCTGGGGCTGGTATTGCTATCGGTGGTCTTGGTGCTGCAGCAACTAGTACCAGTAGTGGTTTTGGCGCTGCTTCTGGAGCGATGGGTGGTTTTGCTGCAGGAATGATGACTGGCAGTCTCCCTGGTGCACTCGTCGGTGCAGTGCTTGGTGCTCTTGCTGGCGGAATTATGGGCGCTATTAATAAGCGCAAGGAGGATGTGCGTCTTGCTCGTGATGCAGGTCGTAATTTGGCGTTGAACATTCAATCAGAGATGCTGGGTGGTGTTTCTTCGGCTATGGCGACGTCGACGCAGATGGTTTCAGGTATGGCTCGTACGACCGCGGAACAGAACTTGAAAGCAATTATCAGTCAGAATTCAAGTAAGGCGGCAGATTTCGGTCAATATGTCAATCAGAGCGATGAACAAATTAGAGGTGCAGTAGATGCTCAGACATTGAGTGGAACTGGGATTTTTGCAACTATGACTTCAGAAGAGAGGCAACGTCTGCGAGGCGACCCGCAAGCGTTTGTTAAAGAAAGTGCGGACACATTTAAACTTATGGCAAACGCCGCGCAATCAACTTTCGATATTTACGATAGTCGCATGGGGCAATATACGGAAGCATTTGGGATGGACTCAAACCAAATTTTTGAATTGGCACGTCAATCTGGACTCAACCTAATGGATGCTACGGTAGATTTTAATTCATCAATAACTCAATTAACTTCAGGATTAATAAATAATACAGCAGAACTAAATGCTTATATTGGTGAAACATTTGCCAGTATGTACGATGTTGTTGATGTGGCGCAAAAAGCCGCGAATGCTCCAAAAATTTATGATGAGGCTGCACGTACTGTATTTGATAAGGCCCAAGCAAATACTCTTGGAACTGCAGATATTCAAGATTTTCTTGGAACGGCGTTGCAACAGTTCCCCGCAATGTATGCCGGTACACCAGGTGGGCAATTGCGCGGCCTAATAGAATTCCAGAATCAATTCAGAAGGGGTGGAGCAGCATTCCAGTATGGCCCCAATGGTGAGCAATTTCCTTTGAGTGGTAGGGAAGGCGCATTCTACGACAATGGACCAAATCAACAAGTGATGGAACAGTTGATGGATATAGGTGGGGTTGCGGTGTCTAAAGGATCAACCGAATTGCTGACATCTACTCTTGCGCGAACAGGCTTACAATTTATCAACCCAGAAACTACAAAAAACTTTGGTGGGAATGTTGCTGCCCTTGCTTCACAGGGAGACTTTGGTGCTTATTTAGCATCTGGTATCACAACACAACTTGGTGGATTTGGTGACCGGATGGATTTAGCAACTACGGATACAGAAAGAGCAGCAATACAAGGAGAATTACAGGCGTTCCTAGCAACATTGCCGGCAGAATTTGGAAATCTTGCAACAAAAGCATTCGAAGCAAAAGATGCGTCAATCGCCGCACAAGCCGATGCGACATATAAGGCAGTATCGGATGCTTTCGCTGCAGGGTTTAAGTTGTCGGCTGAAGTCGCAGAAATAAGTACGCCGTATGCCCTATTCCCGGGTAGCCCAACTGTCAACATTTCTCAGAAAGACGCAGATACAAAAACCCCAATGGCACCGACTGTTGGTGATACAGGAACAAATTTGTCAAAAACACTAGATTCTCATCAAAGACTAAACAGTATGGCCGGCAATAGGGTTATTACATCAAGTTATAGAGATTATGCTCTTGGATCATCCAACTCAGACCATGTCAATGGTCGTGCCTATGATCTTGTTGGCGACAATTTGATTTCATATCGTGATGCCGTTAATCGTGATGGTGGCTTTGCTCAATTCCATGGTGATACACAAAACAGGCATCTTCATGTTGTTCCTAGAATTGGTGATTCAATGTCGCCTGCGTACGCAATGGCAACTGGTATTACGAGTGCTACTAGTTCTCAGTCGTCAGGAGCCCCCGTATATAATATTACTGTTAATGGTGCCGGTTCTAACCCTGAAGAAATAGCCAATATGGTGATGCATAAAATTAAAGTTAATGAAAAAATTAGCAAAGAAAGAACTTACTAATGGGGAATATTTGGTTATGGACTGAAAACGAAGGCCCATATAAGGCAAAGGGAAATGGAATATTCGTTATTAATGGTGGGGATAAAGTTAAAAGTTCTTCTGGTAAACCGGCAGGTTTCAAAACAACTATCTCGGGCTATTTTGGAAAGTCTGGAGATAATTTCGAACAAGGGCTTGGGCAGCGTATATTCCGACCAACAAAATATTGGGGATTGATTCATAATACGAATAAAGACATTTGGACAAAAGTACAGTTATGGGAATATTATGACAGTGGCGCATTCGTAGGTATGCCGAGAAAGAGAGATACACTCCCACCAAACCCGCGCGCCATGACTGCCGCATACTTCGCCGGAGACTATGTCAATAAAAACAGAATAAGCAGTAACCCTAATTCGCCAAAAGCAGGTCCTGTTTTCAGATTTTATGCACGGGGCAGTAAAGATTATTATGCAATACTTGATGATCGAGAAATTGGCCCGTTTAAAGACAGTAATCAAACACCAAACAGCAATACACCCCCCGTTGGTGGTGGACGTGGAAATAATCCTGGTTGGGATGGACGAGATGGTCGTGATGGCAGTAATACAAATCCTGGGTCACCAGACGATGCCGTAGACCGTATTCTCGGCCCTGGTAGTGGTTCCGGAACAACCATTGGGAACCAACCACCTAGTGGTGGTGACTTGCAAGATGCAGCATGGTGGCAAGGTTACCCTACTCCGCCCAAAACAATTGGCAGTAAACCACCTGGCGGAAAATGGGTCGTCGGAGCAGACGGGAAAAGATATTATCTTCCACCCGGGCTTGACTTCAGCGGATTCAAACAACCCCCTCCAGCGCCGAAACCAGAAACAAAAATTGTTGTCCGCATGCCAAAAGGCTATGCCCCTCCATTTTCAACCGCTGGCACCAAACCACGAATGACACAAAGACAACTAGATTTAACAGATAGCGGCCAAGTAATAGGCACAGTTACAGATACATTCATTTTTCCTTATATCCCACAAAACATTCGATACTCAGACATAGGTTCAGCGTGGCAAGAAGTTCCTCGCGCTATGAATACTTCTTTTGTCGACTGGTCCGGATATAAATTAATGAAAGTTTCTATGGATTTTCTTGTTTCCGCACAATACATACCAAGTATCAAAAATGCAAATGGAACAATTATTGTTCAGGGTACTGCCGTTTCTGACGGCTTAATGAACAGTGTAACAAACGAGTTAAATATGCTACGAAGGATGGCAACAAATAAATTCCCTGTCACCCTTGAAGGTTTTGATGACATTCTCCAAATACAAATGGCTCGTTCAAGATTCGAACAACCCAGAGGCCTCCAGTTTGTTATCCAAGATTTAAATATTACTGCCGGTCGCAGAACTATTGATGAAACAACCGGCCTAGCAACAACCCCTTCTTTAATTTCCGCTGCTCAAGTAAGCATTACTTTGCAGGAAATACCAGTCGAAACAGTCACTATAGTTAAACTCCCCCCCTTGGAATTAGGCACCCCCGTTGTCGGCAAGGGCGGCGGCGGCGGTGGCGGCGGCGTCGTTACTCTTGGTTTGCAAAGCGAACTCCTAACCGGGCTCAAGTGGGAAATACCCGCACCAGTAGACCCTAACGGATAAATTATTATGGATAATTTAAAACCTACAAGCACAAGCGAATATCAGTTTGATAAAGCACGCTGGGACGACATCAAATCCGAATACAATAAACACGAATGGGACGTAGTGATTGGCGACCTAGATACTAGACAAGTCGCCATAATCAAAGAATCAATCCTGAGTATGCAAGTTAGTTACTCCATGTCCGAAGTTACGCAATTAAGCATATCTTTAATTGATCCAGGTTTCGAAATGTTGAAAGCAAACTATTTCACTATTGGCCGCGATATTATTTATCGCACAAAATCTATCGCTACAACAAACAGAATAAATAACAAAAACGATCAGCCAGGACAACAAATAGAATCAAAAAATTATTACGAATTAAAACTAGAAATAAGCAGCATGAACATCGCACAGGGGCCAGGGATGTCACCAGCCATAACAATCATGGCGCGCAGCAAGCCAGTACAACAAATGCAACGATACAAAAATGCTAACGAACTAAAAACAGCACAAGCAAAAATTTCTGGCAAAAACTCTGCTATCGGATTTTTGCAATATCTTTGTTTTTCATTTGGATTAGATTTAGTTGCCGACCCACTCATCTCAAAAACATCATCAATTAATGTTTCTAGTGACGCAACCAAATCTTCAGACTCAGCATGGGATGTGGCGTCCAGGATAGCAAGCGATAACAACTGTGCAATTTTTGAAGTTGACGGAACATTGTATGTAGTGAAACTCAAAACACTTCTCGGCAAATGGGGAACAGAAATCGTTACCGCCAACATGTATAATCTTAAAACAAACACAATTTCATCGGAAGTAATCAATGCAATACCTATCCTTTATCCTCCTCCATATGGGAAAATGATTGCATTAGGCAAACCGCGATATGAAGATTTTATACTTACCCAAATTCCACAAATCTCCAAATCAGACAAAGACCCATATCAGTGTCAGGCAGATATTTTTGTAGATAGATTTGCTGGGACCTCGTTACGTCCTGGAATGACTGTTGCTTTGTGGGGGATACCAACACTTTCTGATGTTTTCATTATTAACAGTGTTACTTATGATGAGATGTCTGTTAATCCTGTTTCTGTGACTTTGATTAAGCCTGAGCGTGATGATAAAGATAAGGCTATTCAGGATTATCTTGTTGGTGGTAAGTATTTTGCTGCTGAAGCGCCAACGCTAGTACTATAGGATACTAATATGGCTCTTAATACGTCTCCGGATAGGTTTGATGGTGCTAGTAGTCCTTTGCGCCCTGGCGGCGTTTATGTCGGCAAGGTTGTGCGTGAGCATGGCAATGGGACTGTCACTGTTTTTGTGAAGTTTCTTGGTTCTACTATTGGACCAATTAAGGTCGTCGATTATACGCCTGCATCCGTTCCTGTCGTTGGTGAGCAGGTGTTGGTGACGTTTTTGGACAACATGTTGAATGATATGGTTGTCATTGGACGAATTACCCCACGAGAAGATCAATTATCTATCGCCGACAATCTCATCGTTGATTCATCAACCTCAGATGCTTTGGTGAGATTTACGCAAAGAGGAAGTGGCGATGTTTTGCGTGTTGAGGACTCCACGAATCCTGACTCAACTCCCCTAATAGTTAAATCAGATGGTTCTGTCGGAATAGGACTTACGTCCCCGACAAAGAAACTACATGTATCTGGCGATGCTCAGATTACTGGCGATTTCACCGTTGGAACAAGTACTTTATTTTTTGATGTCAGTGAAGATAGCCTTGGGATTGGTACGACTACGCCCGCAGCAAAACTCCATGTGACTGGGTCGACATCTGGAGAAATCGTCAGAATTACCCAAACTGGTACTGGTGCCGCCTTCCTAGTAGAAGACTCTAGTAACCCAGACTCAACGCCATTCACTATTGATGCTTCGGGAAATGTTGGCATTGGACTTCTTTCTCCGTCCGCAAAAGTAGATATTTCTGGGTCTGCCGTAATTAGTGGTGACCTCACTATTAATACAACGACCCTCAAGGTCGACTCATCAAATAATCGCGTTGGCATTGGTACTGCTTCACCGACTGAGGCGTTGGATGTTCGTGGAAATATCTACACAACCGGAAGTGTCATTTTTGAAGGTACCGACAATCTTCATGAAACTACACTCGCAATTACCGACCCCACTGCCGATAGGACAATTACTCTTCCCGATATTGGCGGCACAGTCATTACGACAGGAAACCTTTCTGGTATCACATCTACCGGAACACTGTCATCATTAAACATCACTGGCGCCCTATCGGTAGATACGTCAACATTTAATGTTGATGCAATAAATAACCGCGTTGGAATTGGTACTGCCTCTCCTTCAACAGCACTTCAAGTCGTTGGAACTGTGACTGCTACGGCATTTGCTGGTGCATTGACGGGCAACGTAACGGGCAACGTAACGGGCAACGTAACGGGCAACGTAACGGGCAACGTGTCGGGTACTGCTGCCACTGTTACTGGTGCGGCTCAAACAGCAATCACCTCTGTGGGTACTCTAACGAGTCTTACTACAACGGGTAATGTTGTTATGAATAACGCTTCGCCTACGGCTTACTTTCAAGACACCGATAATAGGTCAGCAATGATTCATGTTAATAGTAATTTATTTTATATTTTGCGTGGTGATGGTACCAACTCACTGAATTGGGCGACATTTGGTGGGGTATGGCCTTTAATAATTAATCTTGAAAACAATAATGCAACATTTGGTGGAACTGTTTCTGCCCCTACTTTCAGTGGAGCATTATCTGGTTCAGCAACATATTCTACATACTTATGGATGACGGGGTATGTCGGTACCTACTATATGTCCGGCGCATGGACGGGTGCTCATTGGCAATTAACCACCAACCATGGTTCCCCAGTTAGAGTTGGCTATGCTGATTCTGCTGGTAGTGCTAGTGGGTCACGCTTTGATGGGACAGCCTTTAGGGGGGCTGGCGCTGCTGATGCCGATGACTGGTCCGTACAGGGTATACAGTCGGGCGCAGGAAATGCAGGTGCGGCAGTTGCTATATGGGCCACCAACGTTGCGCCACAGTTTCGTGTCGGCGCCAATAACCCCACTGTCTACTTGCGGAACGCGGATGATAGTGGATACAATACGCTTGAAGGTATTATTACGGCTGTTTCATCAGCCCATCTTAAGCAGGACATAGAGACATTCCCCCAAATACTATATTCGGCGGGGGCGGCAGTTAATCAAGATGAAATATTGACAGGACTGAATATCGTACGGCAATTACGGCCCGTTACATATAGGTGGAAAGAAAAAGAACATCTTTCTCAAATTCCAGGAACTCCACGACGCGCTCTTGCTCTTTCTCGGTTAAATACAATTCGTAAATCAAAAGGTCTTGAACCATATTATTCAGATGAATTGCATCATGACTGTTCACGAGATGGTTGTTCTGGGACCGCAGAGAGTCCATGTCAGTGGACAAAAAACTGGGAAATTGGCAATATTGGTTTCATATCCCAAGAAGTAGGTGCAGTAATCCCACAAGCAGCAATGTTGGGTGAAGACGGAGACTTTACTGGGCTTGACAGTTTGGCAATGACGGCGCTGACAGTAGCCGCAATCAAAGAACTTGATGCTAAAGTAACCTCACTCATAGAGAGAATCGAAACATTGGAGAACAAATGAGTGACGTACAATTAGATGTCAATAAGATTATTGAATCTTTGACAAACCAGATTGCAGCACAGGCACAGCGCATTGCCGTCCTTGAGGCAACAATTGGCACAATGCGTGAAATGTCAGAGAAAACCACTACGCCTGACATTAAATAAGCCCCACGATGGTGCTTGCAGTGTAAGATTAATGTGGACTAGGAGCGCCCATGGACACAATTAAAATACCATTAGAATATGGTCGTGATGGATTTACGCAAGTCACAGACGAAACCGATGATTACTATAAGCAATTATTGAGTATTACAGCACGAACAGAAAAAGGAATAAGTCCACTATTCCCAGAATTCGGCGTACAAGACCCAACATTCGACATAGTAGACAACGGAAAATTTCTTATCAACGCATCCAAATACATCCCAGAAATAATCCTCACAAACATTGACAACAATATTGACGAACAAGGCAACAACTTCATCAAATTCAACTTCACGAGACGATAAAAAATGCCTATCAACTTCAGCCCATACATCAGCCTCACACCCGCAAACCTAGAACCAGGCGACATCTACCAACAATCAATAGACGTAGCACTAACAGTCCTCCCAGAATTCAACCTTCGTCGCGGAACCCTAGAAGACGCAATATTCCAAGCATCCGCATACATGAACGCCCTCAACATCGCCACCATCAACAGCCTCCCATCACGCCTGATGGAAGGATTCGCCAACCTCGTCGGATACTCAAGATTTGAAGGAACACGAGCAACAGTGACACTCACAGTCACAGCATTTGACACGCTCGGAGGAGTCGTACCAAAATCAACAATTTTTGCTCACAGATACATTGAACAAGACGGATCAGTAACCGAATACACATACGAAACAGCAGAAGAAGTCGACCTAGCCCCAATATGGTCAAACGCAACCGCATACACAACAGGACAATACGTCACATACAATAGCAGTACATATAAAGCACTGCAAAACGGGACGAACCAAAACCCAGGAACACAAACAGCATACTGGGACCTCGTTGATGGAGCAGACCCATCCCCCTCCGCCAGCATCCAAGTCATATCAAAAACAATTGGCTACACTCCAACCATCACAGAAGGAACAGAACTTGTTTGTATCACAACAAACAACGTCGTAGATATAGCAATCAGCGAAGATGACTTTGCGGCAGGCATAGACGGAGATATCGACTCCGTTTACCTATCTGGGGCACGCACACATGTGCAAGCCTTATCCAATAGTCTCTCCACAGCAAACCAAATACAGTCCAGCATCCTCACCAACTATCGTGAAACAGAAATTTGCAAAGTATACGACCTCACTAACCCTAGTAACTTGGCAATCGCTGCAGCATCTGCTGACGGATATGTTACAGCATTCGTCTATGGCAAAGATAGAGAACTCACAACACCAGAACTAACTTCAATTGATGATTTTGTTACTCTTAAATCAGTGCCAGGGCTCGTAATATCAGTGCAAAATTATAAATTTGCTCCACTAACAATTGACTTAGCAATAACATATAACTCCACAATAGATGTCAGTGCTGTCGAAGAAATAATAAAACAATCTCTAGTTAACGCATTTGGCTACATAAACTTCCCTACATTCAAAAAAGACATTACATCAAATTATATTGCAGCAATCGTGTTCCAATCCGGCGCTGGGGTTATCAACGTATCCTCATGCACAATGCAACACGCAGGCGTAGTAGGTTATTTATCACAAGGTTCCACAACGTTCACTGCTTCGGGCACCAGTATTTCGGACGCAGGAACTTATACTGGCGTCACCCAGAGCGCAACTAATGGTTCCGGTACTGGTGCAATGTTTACTATTACTAAAACTGGGTCAGGGACTGCATATAGTGGTTTTATTACAGTGACAATAACCTCGGGTGGTGCTGGATATGTTGCAGGCAACACGATCACTATCCCTGGCGCAAGCCTTGGTAACGGTGGCGACTTAACTTTAACTATTACGGGCACAGTTGCAGACAACAAATACTATAGTGAAACAGCCAACACCAACACATCAACATTAAGTTTTGTTAAAAAAGGTTACCTACCCCTCATCACCGCTGCCGACATTACAATAACCGCGACACCACTGGTCATCTAATGTATTACAACACGCCATACCTAACTTGGCAAAACGCAATAAAACGAGACGACACCGACGACGTTATCCGCAACGCCACATACCTAAACACCCTAAACCCTAACGCTGCTTCTATCAACCAATTTTATGGATGGACCGCAGTACACATAGACGGTAACGGTGTAGTCCTTCCTGGAACACCACAAATATTAGCCGTAGACGACAACTATCTCGTACCATGGCGACTAGCATTAAAAATACTACCCAACAGGACAGAACGACTAAAACTATCCATTACCGGTGTCGCCGCAAATGGGACAACGACAGCAGAATTAGACTCACTCACATATATTTTTCATGCACTGTTTAAAAGCAGTGAAAAAATCACTATTGAAACATCCTTACAAACAGACTCCCCTGCCTCATCTATCGCTCCAGTAATAACAAATTTCGATGCTGTTGACGAATACTTAACAGTCAGATCAAACTTTGTTGAACTGTCCCCAAATAATGATCTACCAACTAGTTCCTACACAGGATCAAATATCACTTTCACTATTACTATTACGATCACAAACCATGGTGGCAACGGTCAAACTTTCTATATGACTTGCCCATTCTTATATCAAGAAAACGAATATAAACAAAACCCTTTTGTGAGCAACAGCACAAAATACATCCCTCAAGTTTTACTTGAAATAGACAAAGCACAAAGTCCACAATACCCAATGTCTAAATTGATGCATGCTTTGAATTATTCTTCCGCACAAACGTCGGCGTTAACGGCAAGGTTTTGGAAATTAGATTTAGAAGAATTACCTGTTGAATATGATGGTACTGAAGATTTTGCTAAAAGTAAACTTGTTGATCCTAATCTTGCTGATTATGAGTATTTGAGTTGGTTAGCACAGTTTAATGGTACTTCTTTACGCGATAATGTTTATGCGCCAAACCCTGCTGATGCTACGCAAACTGAAAGTTTGTCGGTTCGTGCTGCGACAACCAGCAACGGTACTCTTGCTACTGCTTATGCGGCAGGACAAACTATCGATGGCGTCTTATTAATTGCTGGTAATAGAATTCTTATCAAAAATCAGTCGACAGCATCGCAAAACGGTATTTATGTTGTTAATGCTACTGGTGCTCCAACCAGGGCCGCGGATATGCCGGCTGGTTCACTTAATATTTCTGCTGGTTTTTCTATTCTTGTTCGGGATGGCGATCTTAATTCTGGAACTATTTGGAGATTGACGAATGCAAGTAATCCTACGGTGGGTACGGATGCATTGACTTTTGGTATTAAGCAGATATCGGTTGTGGCTGCAACGACAACGGCTGGGACGTTTACGGGACCAGCATCATTCCAAGCAGGGGCCGTTGTCGATAACGTCACTTTATTAGCAGGCAACAAAATTCTTATTAAAGATCAAGCGTCAACATCTACTAATGGTGTTTATGTTGTTCAAAGCAGCGGTGCGCCGGCTAGAATTGGGACACTACCTGCCACATTGACGTTAAGTAATTATTTGGATGTTTTTGTGACTGGCGGTTTATCTAATAAATACAAAATTTTTAGAAGCACTTCAAATAATGCCGAGATCAATACTAATAGTTTAAATTTTTCTGAAGTTTCCTTAAATGCTTACGAGGCAAATGAGGATACATTTGCTCGTTGGCAGATTTCTAATGGGTATTGGGGGTATAAGGCTGGCACTCGCGAGGCTTTTGATGGTATTCTTGACAGATATTTAACTGGCACTAAGTATCGTACTTATACTTTGACTGGTTTTCTTTTATCCATCAAAACTTTGTATGATGAAACTCCTTGGGCGGCTGCCGGTCGTAGCCCATTATTAGAAGCATTGTTGGAACCAGCACGGCCTGCAGGGTATAAACTAACAGTAGAGGTCGTTCACGACTTAAGATTTACGTTCGATAATGAAGATTTGGGTGAATTTAATGATGACCCGCTTGGATAGGGAGTTTTTATGACAACATACGGTTATAAAACATGGGTTTCGGGTGACACGTTTAACGCTGCGGATGCTATGACATATTTGATGAAACAAAATGTGACAATTTGGGAAACTCAAAACGCTCGCGATACCGACACTACTTATGGAAGTATTTTAACAAAAGGTAATCTTAGTTTCATTCAAGCCGACAATAACGGTACTGGTGCTTTGTATTATTATAACGGCACTAATTGGAAGCCTATCGCGTCAGAAGATTATGTGGACGCGGAGAGCCTCACCATACAAGACATGTTCGTAATGGTATATATGGAAACAATCTAAGGAGAAAAATATGTCAATTAAATTTATCAAAGACACTGCAGAACGAGCCGTTACCGCTTTCCTAGCCTCATACCTGGGTGCCTGGGTCAATGCTGGTGCAGACTTTGACGGTCTGACCAACACGGACAGCCTGAAGACTGGCGTCGTTGCTGCCGGACTTATCGTCGCCGCATCACTCGGACTCAAAAAAGTCGGTTCGAACAAGGATTCTGGCTCTATCCTCTGATAGTCCTGCCAGCACATACTTCTCTCAACTACAATATTGTAGGCATCAGAGGAGAGTAACCCATGCTTGCAGGAACATACAATATAACTTGTGAGCAGGGCTCGACGTTCAGCCGTATCATTACGGTGGAATACCCCGACCCCAACGACGCCAGTACGATGCTTCCGTATGACTTTACTGGTTTTACCGGCAGAATGCAGATACGGCGGACGATTGAGTCAGCCACTGTCATGATTGAACTCACGACAGCGAATAGCGGCATCGTATATACCGCTTCAGCAACAGTCAACGCTGGTTCTTTCGTTGTGGGAACAAGATATGTCATCTTGACCGCAGGCAATACCTCTTTTACAGCAATTGGCGCTGCCAATAATACGGCAGGAACATCATTTGTAGCCACTGGAGTGGGTAGCGGAACAGGAACGGCCTACTCCCCAGGTGGACAACTGACTATCAATATGACGGCAGGACAGACCGCAGCACTTGAAACAAGCGGTGTGTACGACCTAGAAATTATCAATTCATCAAGCCAAGTCTCAAAACTCCTAAAAGGAGCCTTCACGCTTCTCCCTGAGGTTACCCGATGACCGGCATCCCTAATACGGTCAATATTCAGCAGGATACCCCGAATACTGTCACCGTAAATCAAGAAGACCAAAACCTAGTTACTGTACAAACAACGGTCAATAACGTCACCGTGACTACGGGGTCTATTGCAACAGCACCAACTAGGAGACACATACACACACAGGGTTCGGTGTCCTCTACATGGACAATTACTCATACCCTAGGGGGCAATCCTAGTGTAATGGTTGTGGATTCTAGCAACACAGTTGTCTATGGTGAGATACAATATTTATCTAGTACTCAAGTGCAAATTTTATTTAGTGCTGCATTTTCGGGATTCGCTTACCTAACTTAAGGAAACACCATGGCTCAGAAGTTTCTAACAAATATTGACCTCAATCAGAATCAACTGATTAACGCAAAATTCGAGGCATTGGCCACCAACCCAAGTAGCGGCAACTTTGAAGGCCGGATGATTTATCACACCGGTGATGATGCTGTCAAGTATTACACTGGAGAGGCTTGGGAAACGCTGATTAATGGCGTTACATCTGCTGGAACCTTTTCAAGCGCCTTAACTGTTGGCGAAAGCAATGCCGGAGAGATTACACTTACTCTTAACCTTGCAGATGGTAGCAACGCTGGTCTTTTAACCAGCGCATTCTACACTCTACTTAATAATGCCACGGCATCCAATACCAATGGAACCCTTGCAAAGCGCGACGATAATGGTCGCCTCCAAGTAACTGCGCCACAAAATGACCTCGATGCAGCCAACAAAGCATATGTAGATGCTGCCCGTTCAGGACTGGATGTCAAGCAGTCGGTCCGTGCAGCAACTACCGCTGCGGTAAACCTCGCATCACAACTTGAGGCTGGCGTCACTCTTGACACCAGTGTTACTCTTGTTGCCGGTGACCGTGTCCTCGTAAAGAACCAAAGCACCGCTTCTGAAAACGGTATTTATGTAGTCCAGTCTACTGGCGCTGCTGTTCGTGCAACAGACTTTGATGGTACGGGTGAAGTATCTGGTGGAGCGTTCACGTTTGTTGAAGAAGGTACCGCCAACGCCGACTCTGGCTGGGTTGTAACAAGCAACGGAGCCATTACCGTAGGCACGGACGCAATCGCTTGGGTTCAGTTCTCTGGCGCTGGGCAAATCACGGCTGGCAATGGTCTTACTAAGACTGGGGCTACGATTAACGCCGTTGGAACAGCGGGTCGTATCTCTGTTTCTGAAGACGCTATCGATATTGATAGCACCTATGTTGGTCAATCAACGATTACGACACTTGGAACGATTGCTACCGGCACATGGAACGGCACAGCCATTGCCGGCCAGTACGGTGGTACTGGAGTAGACAACACCGGCAAAACCATTACTTTGGGCGGGAACCTCACTACCTCTGGTGCACACGCCACGACGCTCACCACAACCGGCACTACGAGCGTAACCCTGCCCACCACGGGAACTCTCTCCACCTTAGCAGGCACTGAGACCCTTACTAACAAAACGCTCACTAGCCCTACGCTTACTACCCCAGCATTAGGCACCCCTGCCTCGGGAACGCTCACTAACGTAACTGGACTTCCGTTGACAACTGGTGTCACTGGAACACTCCCTATCGCTAATGGTGGCACTAACGCAACAACCGAAGCAACTGCTCGTACCAACTTGGCATCAACAGCCGCCGAAGCAACAGGTCGCGGAACAAGCACCCCAGCACTTGCCCGTATTGCTACCAAAGCCTGTGCTGCTCACGCTGACAATGTTTCAACAACGTCAGTGGTTCACAACTTCAACACTCTTGATGTAATTGTTCAGATTGTGGAAGTCGCTTCTGGGGCCACAGTTATTGGTGATGTCACCCGTACCGATGTCAACACAGTCAGCGTTACCCTTTTGGGTGCTATTGGTAACGGCGCATACAGAATTATTGTAACAGGCTAAGTAAATATTGCCCCGAGGGGCCCATCATAAGAGACGACTGAGGTCATGGCTCAAAAATTTATAACACCAATCACAATCAAGCAGTTATCTTCTGCTGGCTCTGATGGTTTAACAATTTTTCTTGATGGCGAAACTTACGCAAGATTGCAGGTTCAGGGCGGTGGACGACTCGTTTGGGGTGATGGTTCTGCTGCGGGTGACGTAAACCTATATCGTGATGCAGCGAATGTCCTCAAAACTGACGACACTCTCAAGGTTCCGATTTTATTTATTGATGGCATTGAGGTAGATACTTCTGGCGCTGCCGCTGACCAAGTTTTGAGGTTTGATGGGGCAAAGTTTGTTCCCTCTACTGTTGTTGGTGTTACTGGTCCGCAGGGCGCAACTGGCTCGCAGGGCGCTGAGGGTGCGGCTAGTACGGTGACGGGTCCTCAAGGTGCACAGGGTTCTACTGGTCCGCAAGGCTTCACTGGTTCTCAGGGCGCAACGGGCTCACAAGGGCCACAGGGTTCCGCTGGTAGTCAGGGTGCTACTGGCAGTCAGGGTCCGCAAGGAGATGTTGGCGCACAAGGCTCAACTGGCGCACAGGGCGCTACTGGTCCTCAAGGTGCCACGGGTGCTACAGGCTCAACTGGCGCTCAAGGTGCAACTGGCGCACAGGGTGCTATTGGTTCCCAAGGACCACAGGGAGATATTGGCCCACAGGGTTCCACTGGACCGCAGGGCTCTGCTGGCGCTCAAGGTTTCACTGGGGCGCAAGGGGCAACTGGTAGTCAAGGTGCCACAGGTCCACAAGGTACTGCTGGTTCACAGGGAGCAGAAGGAGCACAAGGCGCTACTGGTCCTCAAGGTGCTCAAGGTTTTACTGGTGCACAAGGCCCCCAAGGCACTCAAGGCTTCACTGGACCTCAAGGTAGTCAAGGAGCAACGGGTCCGCAAGGTCCACAGGGCGACACTGGTCCGCAGGGAACTCAAGGATTTACTGGCTCGCAAGGCGCCACTGGACCACAAGGCACTCAAGGCTTCACTGGGGCACAAGGCTTCACAGGCCCCCAAGGAGCGCAAGGTGCTCAAGGTGATACAGGAGCACAAGGGGCACAGGGGGCGCAAGGATTTACTGGCTCGCAAGGCCCTCAAGGAACACAAGGTTTCACTGGACCCCAAGGCGCAGAAGGTGCACAAGGATTCACCGGCCCACAAGGCGCTACAGGCTCCCAAGGCGAAACAGGCCCCCAAGGTATCCAAGGGAACTTTGGTGGCATCACACTCGACTACACGTTCGATACAGGGACAACCCTAACCGACCCCGGTGCAGGGAAACTAAAGTTTGACGCTTCCAACATTACGACAGCAACAAAACTACTCATTGATGACCAAGATGATTCATCAACGGACATTCAGTCATTCTTAAGAACCATTGATGACTCAACAAGCACTATCAAGGGCCACTTTAGAATTTCTAATAAAGCGGACTCAACAGATTTTGCGTTGTTTACGATTTCTGCTGTCACTGAGGAAACTGGTTATTTTGAAGTTGCGTGTGGATATGTTTCTGGTTCCGCTTCGTCGTTCTCTAATGGTGAAGATGTAATTATTACTTTTGCTCGTACGGGCGATGTTGGTGCTCAAGGTTCGCAAGGCGCACAGGGGAGTCAGGGTGCTCAGGGTTTTACTGGCCCACAAGGCTCTCAGGGTTCGCAGGGTGCGCAAGGTTTTACAGGTCCTCAAGGTGCTCAGGGGGCGACGGGTCCACAAGGTGAAACTGGTCCACAGGGCACCCAAGGATTCACTGGTCCGCAGGGCGTTCAGGGCGCACAGGGTTTTACTGGCAGTCAAGGCGAAACAGGCTCCCAGGGACCTCAGGGGGTCCAGGGTTTCACAGGTCCCCAAGGTGCTCAGGGTGCGCAAGGATTCACGGGCGCACAGGGTCCGCAAGGTACACAGGGAGACACGGGTCCACAAGGTCCACAAGGATTCACGGGTGCACAAGGACCTCAGGGTACTCAAGGGTTTACTGGACCGCAAGGAACTCAAGGACCACAAGGTACTCAGGGCGAAACTGGACCCCAAGGAACACAAGGTTTCACTGGACCACAAGGCGCTACTGGAAGCCAAGGTGCAACTGGCAGTCAGGGCGCGACTGGACCTGTTGCTGGTTCCGCTAATCAAGTTGTTTACAAAGATGGTTCAAACGCTGCAGCAGGTAGTGCAAACCTCACATTTGATGGAACAACATTAAATACGGCATCTTTAGTTGTTGCGACATCTAGTGGTACCGCTATGCGTATTACCAATACTGGTATAGGTAACTCTTTTCTTGTTGAGGACTCGGCCAGTACAGACTCAACCCCCTTCGTTATCGATGCCGCAGGTCGTGTTGGTATTGGACTCACTTCACCCAACCGTTCACTAGATGTTATTGGTAACATACGAGCAACTTCTAGTGCTACTCAAGATGCAGTTGAACTTCAAGGTCGTGCTGGTGGTACATCTAGTTATGGTGTCACTTTAACGCCCACTACCCTAACTGCTAGTCGTACTTTAACTTTGCCTAACAAATCAGGAACGGTTGCAACAACTGGAGATATTGGCCTTGTTTATTTGTCCAGCGGAACGTTCTCTGGTGTTACAACAGCAAACATAACATCGGTATTTAGTTCAACTTACGATAACTACAGACTTGTTATTTCCAACCTTCAAGGAGCAAGTGCCAATCTTTACTTATTCTTTGTTGATTTACTATCTGGTAGTACTCCTGCAGGGGCTGGTTACTACTATGCAATGAATGGTTTGACTTATGGCGGTTCCACAGACAACTATGTTGGTGCGAATTCGACACTCGGAGTCGTCGGCACAATTGCATTTTCCGACGGTCATGTTGCTCTAGAAATATGCAGACCATTTCTTGCCGATACCACAACTATTAGTTCGCATAATGCCTCAACGTTCGGCAATTACACTGGGACATTAATACATAGCGGACTAAGTTCCTATAACGGAATTGCATTCTCCAACTTCCGTCTTGGAGCAAGCGCCACAACAATTTCAGGTTCTTGGAAACTTTACGGCTACACAAATTGATAGGATAAAAATATGCCAAGAGTTAAATATACATACGACGGTTCTGCTGGAACTGAAACAACAGAAAACTTTTCTGGCGCTGAAGAAACAGCACAGGACGCAATTGATAATGCAAATCAGGCTGCGGCAGCAATTTCTGCATCAAATGCGACGTATAGACAGTCGTCGACGCCATTTGGCGGCCCTGAATCAACATACGGCATGGAGGTCATCTAATGGCACTAACACCCACAAGACTAACTGGACCGGCAGCATTTGCCACGTCCGCAGGAGATATGTACACCGTTCCGTATACCTCTGGACAAACAACGACTACAGTTATTAAGGAGATTGTCTTATGTAATACGTCTGGTTCTGCACAGACAGTAACTCTTTATTTGAAACCTAAAAACGTCACTGTAGCAAGTTCGCATATTTTTATTAACTCATTGTCTCTGGCTGCCAATGAGACAGTAACAATTTCTACGTCCATGGTATTAACAAATAGCAACAACACTGCTGGGGATACGTATTCAGACAAAATACGAGGATTGGCGAGTGCAACGTCGGTTAACTATATTCTAAACGGATACGAAGGATACTAAAAATGGGTAAGTTCATTTTTACGAATGGAGGTGGCCTGAGCGTTGCCTCTGGACCATCAACAACGTCAAAAGCGAACTCCAACTTAACTGGTTTCCTTGACGCTCCAGATACGCTTTATGGTTCTGCTGGAGACGGCAGCGTCACTTTAGATGGGACATCGACATATACAACCCTAGGCATGGCCGCACCATCATCATCTGTTCAGACAGCCACAAGAGACTTATATTTTTATAACCTCACTATTTCAGCCGGTGTGCGCCTTAACCCTGCAGGGTATCGTATATTTGTTCAAAATATTTTGATGTTAGAGAACGGCTCAAGTATCGGCCATACGGCAGGATTTTCTACTGCAGGGTCTATTCAACAAGGCGGTGCAGCAACAGTCGCCGTAACACACAGTCTTGGTGGCTCAAGCGCAACACAGACTGCCACAGCCCCAACAGCAGTGACTGGCGGAACAAACTACTACTATCAGCCCCTACAGGCAGTTCGTGGATACTCAATTACTGGCAGTTCTACAAGCGCAACATTTTTACGTGGCGGTGCTGGTGGTGCTTCTGGAGCAGGAGGGGGAGTAGTCATTGTAGCCGCAAGATATATTAGCCTTTCTAGTGGTGCTGCAACCATCAACGCTCCCGGAACTGCTGGTTCAGGCGGGGGTGGGGGGGGAGTAGTCATCATTGTTTCATCTGCTCCCACACTACTTACTGGCGTAACTACGAGCGTTGTCGGTGGTACGGGGTGTGCTGCTGGAACATCTATTTATTTACAGGTAGCATAAAATGGCAATTAGACGAACAAACAAATCGCTAGTTCAAAGACTTGGTGGGGACCATGTCTTTGGCACAGGCCTGGATGGCTCTGTGACTATCGCCAATGGTACGACAACATATTTGACACGAGATATGTACTATTCCTCTCTAACCGTTGACTCTGGTGGAACATTGTTCACTAACGGGTTCCGTTTTTTTGTGCAAGGAACCTTAACCAATAATGGAACGATTGGTTTCCCTGCGACTACAGCAGCGAACGTTTCTGATGGTAGCGGAACTATCGCTGGTAGGCAAAGTTCTTTGAACCCAGCGAATGCTTGGGGTGTTAGTACTAGTGCTATTAGTAGTTCAGCATTGAACGATTTGGATGATGCGCTTGCTGGATGGTTTATTACTGCGAACGGAACTCAAACAAAAATTGGTTCTGGTTCACTTGGAGTAGTGGGCAATGCTGGAACAATTAGTGCTAATGCGGGTGCTGGTGGTGCTGGTAGTGCTGGGCCTTTGGGTATTTTCCCTGGGGCAACCGCAGGCCAGGCTGGTGGTATAGGAAACTCTGGAAGTTCTGGTAATGCGGCTACTGCGGGAACTGGTGGTGCGGGCGGTCTTGGTGGTGGACTAGTTGTTATTGTCGCCAAAACTGTGGCTGGGTCTGGTTCGATTTTAAGTAGGGGATTTGCAGGTTCGTCTGGGAACCCTGCCACTCCTGGTTCTGCTGGTAGTGCAGGGACGACAGCACCGACGCGTCCTGCGAGCCATAACGCCGGAGGACACCCTTCTGGAAACCATCCTCACCCTGCTGGTAGTGCGCCAGTGTATGGACACACGACAGGAAACTCGGTCGGCGCATCCCACAATGCTGGCACATTTAATCACCCCGCAGACTCTTTCTTTGTCGGTCCAACATTCAGTTCTACCCCGTACAGCAACGCTGCTACGGGTGCACACAACCCCAATTATCATGGCGCATTCTCAAACCATAACGCGACATCCAACGCAACACATCAGGCCGCAGGCTCTCACACTAGCGCCCACAACCCCAACACACATATTTATTGGTCAAACCACAATGCCACATCGAATGCATCTCATGCACCTGCACTAACATTTTTTGGCCACCACAATGCCAACGGAGCAAGAAACTTTTCCAACCATCAAGCAAATGCAAATCCAGGCAAAAACCATAATGCTGGTCATGGCTCACATCACTCCGCTGCAACACATCATGCGGGGAACCACAACTCCGGACATGGACATCACGCCCACCCGGCATCACATCACGCTGGCAACCACACCGGGGGACACGGACATCATGCGGGAAATACAGGACATAACTCTGGCGCACATACACAACCGGCAGGAACATCGCCCGCAAATGCCACACCATGGTCATCTGGGCCATTTGCACCGCACTATAATGCAAACTCCACCGCTACTCCACATCCCGCTTTTCACAACGCTGGATACTTTACATTCCCTGCAGCAAACCACAATGCTGGACTTACAGGCTCTAATGCCCTAGCAAACCCATCTGCAACCCCACACCCGAACTGGCCTGGTGGTGCTGGTGGCACGGGGGGAACAGCAGGAACAGCGAATGCTGGTGGGACCGGAGTGACGGGAAGCGATGGTGGTGTTATTATCATTGCACGCAACGTCGGAACAGCAAACACACAGATGAGCCACAGTAACTTCCCATATACAAAAGCAATTGACATCTAATGGACCGCGTAGTTTTTTGTCCAGACGAATCAATGATTGAAGAAGCATCAAAACTTGCTCGTTCATGGATGCTCCCAATACTCAATGGGCATTCCCAAAGAACAGAAACTTTAGATTTTGATGATTCTCAGGTGACTTTGCTTTCAATTCCGATTGAAAAATATGTGGACTACAGTCCCCAAATTGGGACAAATGAACTTTTTGTTTTTATTTTTGTTGATGATTTTGAGTCATGCAAAGAAGTTAAGTTTCGTCTCGTAGAAATAGATAATGATGATTATATTGTGCGAGTTATAGGCGAGATGGCTCCAGAAGTAATAGAAGAACATCGCGTTGTCGTTAAACATAGATTTCTTAAATCAGGAAAATATATTGTCATAACCATGCGCGACGACATAGAAATATGCAAGAATGAAGTTATGGTACACGATGGACAAAGGAGATAACAATGAGTTTTTTTGATTCTTTAACAAATGAACGCAAATTGCAAGCAATTGAAGTACGAGCAGCAGGTTTTAAGGAACAGTTGTTTGGAAGTATGGTCGCTGCAGGATTAGACCCAGATTTGGTTGATATGGAAACCTTCAATCCAGCAACAGACATTTCTGAAGAAAACTCTGGCTGGCGGGAACAAATTACCCGTACCCTTGAGGCATTAGAAAAAATTGAGGAAATCCGCGGAAGAATCGTTGGATGACATGAAATTTAAAGAACATGCCGTTGGCATTTGCCAATACGACAATATTTTTGATGCTGAGAATTTTATTGAACTCTTAGAAGAGGAATGTTCTCAGGATTGGGGATATGTCCGATGGGAAAAGTCTGCCACTGGTGAAGGACAAATTTCTAATGTAAGAACATCAATGGGCTGCGAATTAATGCCCCTTGGTTCTAATGATATTTCTATTGAAAGAGTTATGCCCCTCGCATCTGAATGGCAAAAAATTTGGCAAAAAATTGACCCAATAGTCTGGGATTACAGAAATGTTTTTGAATTAGATTTAGAAATGGATGAAGGATATCGCGTACTCAAGTATGGCGGTGGCGCCGAATATCATGCTCATCATGACCATTTCAGAAATAATTCACGCAGTTTGAGTCTCGTTGCTTTTCTCAATGACAATTTTACTGGGGGTAATCTTGTATTCCCTCGTTTTAATGTAAATATTCAACCAAGAGCAGGAAGCGTTATTATGTTCCCTTCTAATTACCCGTATTTACATATTGCTGAACCTGTGGGGGAAAAGGACGACACTGTCAAATATTCTTTAGTGACGTGGTTCCAATGACGCCAGAACCCGAAGAATCCAATGTTGAACAAATTATTGATGCTAATTTTGATTTAACTACAGGCCGATATAAGCAGAATGACGAAAGTATTGTTTCCTGCGCGATGCTTGACCAACCTATAGTTTTTGTAATTGAGGACGAGAATAATGGGTTATAACTTACGAAATGACTTTGACTATGTTCAAGAACAACTAGCAACGATTACCGCAACAATCGGCATTGACTTGGCAGATATTCAAAATCTAACCTTGGATGACCTCATGGAGTCCTGTAGTAATGTTTTTGGAGCAGCCAGCCATGACCCAAATTCCCCAATTGCGGTTGAACAGCATGCCGAATTGCGCAGACACCAAATGTCTTTAAGGCGATTTTGGTATCTTTTTCATGTTCTAAAATGGAGACTGGACAATGAATGATAACTACAGTGTTTTCCAAATGGCGAACCTGCTTTCACATACTGTTTCTTCGGACATTGATAAGGCAGCCATTGTTGCGAGCAATGCACAGTTCTTGCAGTCCGAGATAGCGACTGGCGTTGATAGAAACCGTTCAGCAATTGGCTATTCAGTCCAACTAAATTGGCTAGACCAAATTAGTGATGCATCTAGTTCTGCCATGGATATTGAAGTATTAACGCGCTCTATTGTAGAAATTGCTGTACGAATTAAAAACCCATCAAAAGTTATTTTTTATGGGATGAATTATATTCTAGCGTCAACGCTTGGCGATATTGTTCCGACGGTTCATTATGTAAATACCACGAGTATTGATTACATGGAAAAATACACGAATACGATTATGCCGGAAGAAAAAATAATCTCTATGGAGAATTTCGTCAATGGGGACATTGACGAAGATTACGATTTGGCGCTCATTGATGTCGAAATGGTCAGTCATGATTTTTCAATTATTGACAATGTATGGACCAAACTGCCTTCGGGCGCTTTGATGATTCTCAATATTGTCAATGACTTTGGCTCCCTTTATTCATTAAAGAATAAGCACCCCTACTTTCAGTACTTGTCACGCCTCGCCGAAGATGATGACAAATACTTGTTTCATATTCCCGTAGCAACAGGTTTCACATTTGTGGTTAAAAAATGAACAGAAAAAAGATAGTAGTCATTGGTTCTGGAACTGCAGGACTAGTGACGGCACTTATTATCAAAAATTACTTCAAAAATTATGAAGTGACTGTCATTTCTTCTAGCAAAAAAGGAATCGTAGGCGTGGGCGAAGGCTCGACAGAACATTGGCGCCACTTCCAAGACGCTATTGGCATAGATGTTCATGACATGATTAAAAATGTCGACATTACGCACAAGTACGGTATTAGATACGAAAATTGGACGAATCACACACCCGACTATTTCCATAGTGTTGGTGGGACGGGCTTGAGTGCTGGAACATTCTGGGGCGGCTACGCTCATGCGTTAGAAAATGATTGGCCGTTAACAAGTACTTTTTCTTGGCGCGGTTTAGTAGACAACAAAATCATTGATGCCGGAGATAAGACGCACTTTGGAACAAACCAGTATCATTTTGATACCTTCAAATTGAACGCATATTTAACTAAAATCGGACAAGAAAGAAAAATTTATTTTATTGATGCAGAAGTAAATGATGTTGGCGTAGATGAATATGGGTTTATTCAGCATGTAAAACTTGATTCATCTGAAGATGTTATTGACGGTGACTTTTTTGTTGACGCAACTGGCTTCCATAGAGAAATTTTAAACAAAATATCAGATAACAATTTTGTTTCATATCGCAAGTATCTCCCATGCGATAGCGCAATTGCTTTTCCAACGGCATCTGACCCATCTGGCCAGATACGTCCATACACACGAGCAAGAGCATTGAAGAATGGCTGGATGTGGGAAATCCCAACCCAAAAACGCCGTGGTAATGGTTATGTTTTTTCTTCAGACTTCTGCACGCCCGAAGAGGCTATTAAGGAAGCATCAGAAGTTCATGGATTTGATGTAGTGCCAGCAAAAACACTGAATTTTAAATCCGGTTACTTTAGTACAACATGGAAGAATAATTGTGTCGCCGTTGGCCTTGCTGCGGGATTTGTTGAGCCACTTGAAGCAACGTCAATTTCCACAACAATCCAGCAGGCTCGTTTAATCTGTTCATATCTTCCGACGTTTTCTTATAAAAGAACATATGGAATTAAGGAATATCATCGTGTCATGGACTCCATTATGGAAAATATCCTTTGCATGATTTCACTCCACTACATCTCGGATAGAAATGACACTCCAATGTGGGCAGAGCAACAAAAAGCGGAAAAACCGCCATTGTTGATGCATCTTCTTGAATTGTGGAATACTAGATGTCCAGAACATCATGACATACCTTCAACGGGTTTTGAACTATTTGGCCCAGCACATTTATGGCACGTAGCACAAGGTCAGGGAGTACTCAATAAAGAAGTTGCATCAATACAACTGGAAGCATACAATTCTCGTGAATCTTCTAGAAAGAATATTTCACAAATATCATCGGAACTCATTAACCAGAAATTGGTGGACCATGCTGAAGCACTCAGAAAAACTGCAAATAGTTAAGCCGGAAATTTTTCATGACCTGCCAAAATTGAAGAAGAATCAAGTATTACTTTCTTGCGTTGACCCAAATCTAATGGATGATTCATGTCGCCCATACACCAATAATGGGAATTGGCCCGAGTGGTGGAAAGAATTGAGTGGTTCAGAAGGTGGACTCAAGAGGTGTTCCGGCACTTCCGACTATCTTTCAACAGGTTTCACTATCCCCCTCTGGGCAAAGTTGATGATTCGTCCATCTTTGAATGGCAAAAATTGGGATGCCAAATTTGACTTGATTACCGAATGTGGAGATTTTGGTATTGAAAGTTTCATGTATTCACAAACAGGTGAATGCCCTGTTTCAAAAGCACGCAAACTTCAAGAATCAAACTACATTAAAGTCATTAACCCTTGGCTCATAAAAACCCCGCCGGGTTGGTCTTCTTTATTTCTTCCTCCACTTTGGGACCCTAATCCAAATTACACCATGCTACCTGCAGTAGTTAACACAGACTACTACCATAATGCTCATATGGTTATTAACGTACTGGGAAATGAGCCTTTTGAACTTGAAATCGGACGCCCAATGTGGCACGTAATTCCATTTAAGAGAACTAAAGAATCAGAACTTTTGTGGGGTGATTCAAACTCTTACAATCTCCTAAGGCACAGGGGATTTGGGGGTGGCTTCATGCCCAGAAGACAAAAAAGCAAATATAAAAAAATGCAGCGTGAAGCAGATTCTGAGTTGGCTACGCGCAATAAAACATTTATTGATAAAATAATGAGACGAGACAACTGAGGTTCTAATATGGAATTTAATATTACAGAAAACCAAAAAACTATTGCCAGAGAGACTGCGCGCCGCCGTTTAGAAACAGAATTATTTACTGCCGTCCTACTTGCGGGGGTTGACCCTGATGACCTAGAGTTGGTTGATGGCTCTTTTACTTGGCAACCAGATTTTTCAAACGCCGCCTACAGCGACACTGCCCAACTCCATCTGCGAGACATTCTTAATGTCTACGAAAAGTTTTTGTCTCAAAACTAAACTGAAAGGTCTATTATGACCATCGAATTTTCTTGGCCTGCAGGAAAATCTTCTGCAATTATGGTTGCTGAAAATATTTTAAGTGAAGAATTGTGTGCTTCAATTATTGAAGAGTCTTCTAAATATTACGAGAGATTGTTTGCTCCTGGCCCAGTCATCAGTGGTGTTATGCCCAATATTAAAAGTACCATGGATATGAACTGGTCATCTTCAAATTTAATGGAACATAACATTCCACTAGAACCACTCTCGTCTTATGAACATGAAGTTTCCAAAGCAATATTTTCTGCCGTTGGATACTATCAAGAACAATTTAGGTGGCTCTGGGAATGGCCAGGGATGAGTGATACCGGGTTCAGGATGCAGAGATACATGAAGGGCGCGGGTTTTTATCGTGAACATATTGATGGTGGACCAGTTCCTACAGTTGTCATGAATCGCGTTCTTGGCGCTGTAGTTTACCTAAATGACGTCGAAGTTGGTGGGGAAACATATTTTCGCGAACAAGACATTTATGTACCCGCTAAAGCAGGGTCAATAGCGTTATTTCCTGCGTATTGGACACATCCGCATCAAGGGTGCGTGCCAATTTCAAATGACAAATGGATTGTTAGTACATTCATATTGGAAAATAGTGAAAATCAGCCTCTTGACATGATTGATAACGGGGGGTCTTTGGGCAATGAGCACCTATTATGACCCATTAACGAATCGGACTTTATATAAAAGACCTCCAGCATTTATTGTTGATGAAGTTTTTGAGCCATCTGTATTCATTAAATTAAATGAAGACTTATCTTTACTGCAGGAGACCAAAGTTATTTCCTATGAGCCATCCCTAGGCAGATTCGGCATAAATAGTACGGAGAAAACAGAGTCTCCATTAGCGGAATATCATGAAATTTTATTAGACAAAGCCCGGTCCATTTTTACCCCAACATTAAAACCTACATACTGCCTATGGGTTGCCTATCGTGGATTTAGGGCACAACTCCCAAACCATGTCGACGACAATGCCTGCACTTACACAATGGACCTATGTCTCTCGTACAAGACTCAGTGGCCTATTTATGTTGAAGAACAAGAGATGTTGCCTGAGCCAAATCAGGCAGTTTGTTATTACGGTGAGGACCAATACCATTGGCGTGAAAGTTTCCCTGACCCAGCGAATAATGAAGTACAAATGATTTTCTTTCATTTCGCTGAACCAGAACACTGGTATTTCACCAAGGGCCCATCTCACTTACATGAAGTTGCGCGTGCTAGGCATGAGCATCAGAAGAAAAATAGGATAAGAGGAATGTGAACAAATTAATTCAATTCAATCAGAAGATAGTCGATGCTGTTAAAACAATGTCTAAGAAGGAATATTGGAATAGCCCCAATACTGTTGAGGCATGGGGTTTTGCAACAAAAATCGCAATTATCTTCCCTGGTCTACTCTTAGGCAAGCAGTGGTGGTGGCTTTACATTTTTGCCATTATTTCGAGTACGGCACTTATTTGGTCATCTACGAAGAAAACGCTTCCGACCATCATTTTATTTAATGTTTTATGGGTTTTCCTGGCTAGTGCTTCAATTATAAAACATTTCGTATGATTTCTATTGTTACGCCGACGTATAACACCCCTCAGGAAATCCTTGCTCGTAGTTGGGGTTCGTTGAGGTCTCAGACTTTCAGGGATTGGGAGTGGGTTGTTTGGGATGATTCAACGAATAATGAGACGTGGCGTCAGTTGTATGGTTTTTGTTCGGATGAGCGGTATAAGATTCAGATGCATCGTTCTCATGTTCATTCGGGTTCTATTGGCGAGGTGAAGCGGAATGGTTTCATGGTTGCTAAGGGCGATATTTTGGTTGAGTTTGACCATGATGATGAGTTGACTCCTGATGCCCTCCAACTTATTAGTGATGCGTTTAATCAGAATCCTGATGTGGGATTCGTTTACTCCGACTGGTGCGAAATCCTCCCAGATGGGCAGTCAGGACGTTATCCAGACGGTTGGGCCTTTGGGTACGGCAGTGACTATTGGGACCAGGAGCACGGCGTTTGGACTATGCGTGCGCCAGAACTAAACACTGTCACTATGCGACATATCGTTTCTGCTCCCAATCATGTTCGGGCTTGGCGGGCAGACGTTTATCGCGCTCTCAATGGGCATGACTGGAACCTTAAAGTGGCTGATGATTACGATTTGTGTGTCCGAACGTTCCTGGCGACTAAATGCTTACATATACCGAAAATGATATACAAGCAGCACATATCCCCCAAGACTGCTCAACGACAACAGAATGCGCTTATTCAAGAAAATGTTGCAATTATTGCTGAGACGTACCGGACTTTTCTTGATAGCAAATTTGGTTTAGATATCTGATAAACTACAGGCTATTAGTGCGCTAAACTACTTAATGAACGTTCATTAAGGAGGCCACAGATGGCTTTTACGCAAAAACGCGTTTATGGTCCAGCAGCGATGGCCACAAGTGCTGCAAATATTCATACATCGCCATCGTCACCGGCAACAGCGACAATCATTAAGCAAATACTGCTTTGTAATACTACTGGCGCTGTACAGACGGCGACACTCTATGTTGCCGCAGTTGGAGCCGTCAGCGACGCAAAAACAATCTTTAAAGCAATTTCTTTAGACTCCAGCGAAACGCTCATTTTAAACCTTGTGCTCGTTTTGGCTGCTGGAGAAATAATTTCTGGTTTTGCATCAAACGCTGGTGTCACTATTACGATAAACGGGATCGAAGAGGCATAAGGTATGACAGTAAAAAACATGCCCTCAAAAGTTCGTATCAACAATATTGACACCATTGTCGAACTAAACGATACCGAAACCTTAACAAACAAAACATTAACCGCCCCAATAATCAACGCGGGAACAGTTAGCAAGGCTGTTCTTACTATGCCAGTAGAACAAATCACCTACTCAACGGATTCCGGCACCCCCCTCATTGCCCAATCAATTGACGTCACTGCAGCAACGGCATACTATTTTAATCCGACAACAGGTAAAAGTGCGACGTGGGTTCCAACATTCACGGGCCTAGGAACACTCCTTAACGCAAACGGAAAAACTGTTACAGTCACAATTATCGCCAACATTGCCACAAGTGCTGGATTCGCTGCCACCGTCAACCTTACTGGCACGGCAATCACACCCAAGTGGCAAGGCGGCGTAATCCCATCGTCAGCCAATACTAGTGCCGGAACTGACGCTTACACCTATACGATAGTTAGGACTGCAGCAGATACATACACTGTATTTGCCTCACGAACACGGTTTGCGTAATGCCCATTATCTCCTCGTTTACTGGGATAGCGGCAAGAGGTTTAGGTTTCACTAACGGGCTACCACCATTGCCGCCAACATCCATATCTTTTAGTTCAATTTCGGCGCTCAATGCTGTAGTTACATTTACGACAACCCCCACTTCTTATCCTGTTGCCCTTGTTCAAAAAAAGATTATGCTAGACGACACGTTAATATCTGATTGGGAAACAATAACGAGTGGTAGTAATATTTCTGCCTCAAACTTGACCCCCGATAATGAATACACCGTCTATTTCAGAACACAAGATACTGGCGGACAAATAAGTGAAGAAGTAACTGCAACATTAACTACATTGGAAGAGACCCCTCCTGGGGCGCCGACTTTCTCGTTGGCGCCTGCAGCCGGTGATGCCGGAACATTCAAATTTAATATTACTTGGACAGCCGGAACTGCAGGGACGTACTCACGAACAACCCAATACAGAATTGAGACATCTGCAGGAGTACAACTATTAGACTGGACAACAGTTTCGTCTAGTCCAATTGCCTATGGCGCAGATACCTACAACGGCATTGGAGCACTCACTCCCAATACGACATATAAAGTTCGTTTAAAATCGGTTGCCGCAACATCAGGAACAGAAACACTCGCTGAATATCAAACCGTGACCACCAACTACATCGTTGCCCCCAACGCACCAACCAGCCTCACTGCGGCACCAGTTGCCACCGGCAATCAGGGCGAATTTTCTTTCACGTTCTCTCACACTGAAGGAACTCCTAGATCATATCCGGTGTCTGGTTCGCAATACAGAGTAAGATCAAACAACACCGAACCATATACTTACGTCACTGGTTTTTCTACGTATCAAGATTTTTCTGGAACAATTACAATTGGCACATCCACATACTTAAATGCCATCATGTCACCCGGAAGCACCTACTATGTAGATACACGAACATACGACTCCCAAGGAACATTCAGCGCCGTAACATCAACTTCCGTCACATTGACAGCGAAACGTGACCCGACAGTAAGTTCCCTAACTGTCGCAGCACCAGCATACAACGGCACCAACACCACTACTTTGAATGTTGCGTTCAATGGCGTTCCTGGATCATGGCTCATTTCCTCCTATCAATACAGCACCAATGCTGGCACAAACTGGAAAACATTTTCAGGGAGCGCACCCTACAGTTTTAGTGTTCTTTCATCATCAACCGCATCATTGGTTGCCGATACGTCTTACACAGTGTATGTGCGGGCAGTCGATAGTCAGGGTAATGTGTCGGGATTAGGAAGTGGAGTAGCAGCAACAACGAATGCCCCAGTTCCATCAGCACCAACTTTGACTTGGAATCCCAACATGACGAGTTCTTCTGTAGATAACGCTTATTTAATATTGTCTCAACCGAGTTATGGCGATGTTGCCTATGTTCAAGTAAGCACAAATAGTGACCTTTCTGGGGCAACAACATATAATAGTTCTACTCATCCAACCATTGTCACATATGACAATGGTCTTAGTAGGTGGCTTGTTAGTATTGGTAGCCAAGCATTCAACTCAACCTACTATTATCGCGCATATGTGAGAAATAAACACGGCGCAACCGGTGAAAGCGGCTATAGCGGTACACGCACTTGGGTGACGGTGAAAAAGGAAATTGATTGGAGCATTAGCGACGCGACTGAAGTTTTACTCGGCGACTCGGAAGACCCTCCGACCGGCAGTTGTGCTAATGCTAATTATAGAATAGGTATTGCAATGAGTGGGGTATCTCAATATGACTACCAGGTTGGATACAAGAGGGTCACTAAAATATCGGCCGAACTTGCATGTGGACAGACATGCAACCTGCGTCCGACAGGGTACACGACAGCATGGAAGATACCGAGTGGTACCGAATATACGACAGGGCTAAGTGGGACTCTGGATGCACCATTTGAAACCAGGGAAGTTACTGGCCTCAACATTACCGGACTTGCCGTTAATGGAACATTCTATTTACGCACTCCATCATCTTGGCCAAAAACATCATCGGGTGGCTTCGGATGCCTCCCCTATAATGGCGACAACATAAAAGGCAAAAACTTTACACTCACAGGTAAAGAAACACAGGCAGGCTCAGTCACATAGTACAATAGAAAGTATTACACTATCCTGCAAAGTGGTGAGAAATGCGAAAAAGGGGCGTCCGTAAAGGGCAATGGATATTTTGGATTATCGCATTATTCGGCTGGTTCGCACCTGCCGGAGTTATTGCTACATCTGAAAACCTATTAGTAAATGGCAATTTTTCAGCCGATGGTGGTGGCTGGAGCGGAGCAAGTGGGGGCAGTTCTTGCTCCAATGGCGTTCCTAGTCTTGGAGTTTGGGATGGTCAATCGCAACTCACTTTTAGTTATATGCAAAATTCTGTATCTCAGCAAGTTACCATTCCGTCTCCATCAGCACTAGAACTTTCATTTCTTGCGAATGGTCCATGGGGTGGAACGTATAGCGCAACGATTTCTGACTCAGATGAGTCTGCAACAACCGGGGTGCTGACTGCAGGTGCAAATCAGGTATCCAATTTAGGGGTAACTACAACACAGAACGATGAAGTCGTCACAATCACGTTTGCTGGTAAGGATGCATTATTTTGGGCTGGATGCTATGGGCCGGCAATTAGGAACGCATCGCTAACGGTGGTTACTCAGCCGACCTCGCTGGTTGTTACGAGTCTTTTAGATGATGGTTCCGTTGGAACGCTACGTTGGGCAATTATCCAAGCCAACGCTACTGCTGGTGGAATCTACGACGCCATTGACATCACCACAGAAGGAACCATCACTCTTACTTCCGACCTGCCTGCGATTACGGCTGGGGTAACAATCACCGGCACAGGAATGGCCACGACGATTATTGACGGAAACAACCTAAATCGGGCGATTTACAACAATGGCTCAAGAACAATTGTTGTCCAGGACATGACATTCAAGCAAGGAAAAAACGTGTCGTGGAACGGTGGACTCATCTACAACAGCAACGGAACAATGACATTCAACCGAATAAAGATTTCCAATCATTCATCGTGGGCTTTCTACCAAGGAAATGGTGGAGTAACCACATTCAATGATTCTCAATTTACCAATAACGGTTACGCGATTACCTCTGACCACGGAGGCACCCCCTCTTCGCTGAGCCTTACAGACACTAATTACTCAAACCGCATCTACATCAATAACTCGGTATTCACATCAAACACTTATGGTATTCGCACCGAGCGATTTACCAAGGTTGTAGACAGCCAATTTACAAACAATACATATGGTGCATTGCTCGGTGGGCTAAATCGCCAACAGGTAATCAACTCAACATTTACCAGCAACAATGTTGGCGTTTACTTGTCCTCTTGGATTCCAACATCGTGGACCCCGGGCGCTGGTAACCAAACTGTTTCAAACAACGCATTCAATGGGAATACGACTGCTATTCAGTTTGCAAACAACTGGAATAACGGCTCTTCGATGTATAACGGAGTAAGTGCAAACTCTTTCTCCACAGCCAGTGGGAATATATTTGGTACCACTGCGCTAAATACAAATAATTTCTCAGGCGCTGGGTATGTGGAGTCCAACAATACAACTACTGCGGCTTACCTTAACCCAGTTACGAACTTGACGGCTGTTGCAAACGCAGACGGAAGTGTTGACCTTGATTGGGATGCGTCAGCGGCAAGCAATACTGCCATCTACGGTTACTCGGTTAGTTTCTACGACCTTGACGAAATTGGTGGAACCACCTCGGGCGGTTGGGGTGTGTCGACCAATCAGGGAACCACCTATTCGTTAAGCACTGGAATGTTCTCTGGCAGTAATCCTGTCACAACTGGATACGGACCAGTTCGCTTTGGTATCAAAGCAGGAAATCAAAGTTGTTTCAACTCAGCAGGAGTGGGGCCGTGTGTCTATGGCCCCGAAATAACCGTTGATGTAACCGTTATTGACCCTACTCCGCCCACTACAACCACAACAGAAGTTCCCACTACAACAACCGAGCCTCCAACTACTACGACAACAGAGGTGCCAGAAATAGAAGAACCAACAACAACTGAACTTCCAGTTACTTCGCCTCCTGATACGGAGCCAGAAGATACAATAGTAACAACACCAGATACTACCGATGGAGGAACTGATGGAGGAACCGGAGATTCCGACGACACAACGTCACCCGAAACAACCGTACCTGAATCAGCCCCAGAAGAAGAAACGCCAGATACAACACCGGAATTACCGGTAGAAGAAGAAACACCAGAAGCGGTCGTTGACGACATTCTCGCAGGGGACCCGTCACCTGAAGAATTGACGGATGCTGTCAGTGACGCACTGTCCGCAACAGAGTCGGAAGAAGAACTGGTTAGTGTTGCTACTGAACTCCTAACGTCAGACCTTGACACAGAGCAATTTATTGCAGTCATTGATGAGGTTTTTGGTCAAGACCTATCAGACGAGGCGCTTGCCGAACTCGTGACTACTGTATTCGCCGAAGATTTATCAGATGAAGAAATCGCTGCTGTCGTGGACCAGGTATTTACCGCCGACATCAGCGATGAGGCATTCGCTGAAGTTCTTGACACTATTTTTGAAGAGCCATTAAGTGACGAGGCTTTTGATTCTGTTATTGACGCCATTTTAGACGAGCCGATTTCGGATGAAGCGTTTGATGAGTTGGTTGATGTTTTGGGTGGCGACAGTGTTAGTGATGAGCAGGTCGTGGCTGCGGTTGACTCTATTATCGAAAATGGTCTTTCTGATGAGCAATCAATAAGTATTGCTACAAGTGGCGAGGTGTTGGAGTCAATTACGGGCGACCAGGCTACTGAAATCTTTGCCACCGTTCCAATTGGCGACATTTCTGATGCCGAGGCTGCCGCCCTTGTTGAAGCCGTACAGGACGCTCCCGTAGAGGTTAAGGAAGCATTTGAGGAAGAAATTAATATTTTTGCCGCAGGAAATGTAGATACATATATTCCGCTCGGCTCCAGCATTCCAGTAAGCACTCGTCGTGTCCTGATTGCAGGAACCGCACTGACATTAACAATGATTCCCATCCCCGTGCAAATATCACCATCACGCATAGGTAAGTGAAATTAACAAAATAGAAAGAGGAAATAATGAAAAAATATTGGCATAAATTCTTAGAAGTTCTTGACGGTCTTAACTGGACAGTCGCGGGAACGGTTCTGGTCCTGATTACCCTCAGCGGACCAACGAAATCTCAAGGAATTCAAATATTTGTCTTTGCCTTAATCTTGCATCTTTTGATTGCAATGTTGAAGCCATCTGACGAAGAGTAGTAAATCCTGTACAATATATATTTATAACTCTAATATTCGGGAGATAAATATGAGCAAATATCCTTTTATCAAACTTGTAGTACCAACACCGCTTAAATCATACAAAAATGGTCAACTGCCTGCAAATCTTCTGGCTAAAGTCAAAACCGGCGGACAAATGTATGCTCCCGTAGCGGCACACTTCAACAATCTTTATGATGCCGCCCTCGCCGCAGGCTTCAAACTCAAGAACGTTGGTGACTACCGCTCATTTGAGGGTCAGTTGAATATGTTCATGGACCGCTACGTGACCACCGACACTGGTACTGGCGTTACACGTCAGTACGAAGGCAAGACTTGGTACCTCAAGAAGGGTAAGGCTCCTTCAGCAGCACCGGACCCCACTGGCCTCAAGGGCTCTAACCACGGTTGGGGACTTGCAATTGACCTTGGCTATGACGTCAACGGCAAACTCGCCTCAATGGGTGGTGCTTGTGGTGACTGGATGTGCGCCAACGCTCCCAAGTACGGTTTCTACCTACAGGGCGACAACCCGGCTTCTAAAGAATTTGAACTATGGCACTGGCAGTACGCTCTCGGTGATGCCGCCCCTAATGGCGCTCCTGCTGCCGCACCTGCGCCCGCCGCTGCTGCTGCTGCACCTGCCGGTGGCGGCGGGATGCGCTTTGACTATCCAGGAACTCCAGTAGGTTTGGGCTCAAAGGGCGCAAGCGCCTCACTTGTCCAAGCAATTATTGGTGCTAAGGCAGACGGCGACTTTGGTCCCAAGTCTGTCGCTTCGCTCAAGGCATGGCAAACAGCGAACGGCCTGACCGCAGACGGCTCCGTCGGCCCGGTCACATGGAAGAAAATGTTTGGCTGATATTCCCAGAAAGGGAGCCATGAAAATTACTAAATTCATAATCTGTTTGTCTTTACTACTTGCCCCAATACTCGCTTCTTGTGGGGATGGAACCTATAGATACCCATGTCAAGACCCCGCGAACTGGGAGAATGAAGAATGCAACCCACCTATTTGCGAAGTAAATGGCTCGTGTTGGTACACGCTTATCGGAAAAGGAAGTCAGCCATGAGGAAGAAACGCTATACAGCAGACGAGTTAGACGCCCGACTAAAATTTGTTATTGGTTGCGTCCTAGGCGGGGTTCTTCTTCTTACAACAGGGGCAATTTTATATGCGCTTGTATTTGTTACCCAGCCCATCGGCGTTCAGGCAGAGAACGACAAAATGTTTTTTAGCGTACTTTCAAGCGTTGCCACGTTTATTACCGGAACTCTCGCCGGATTAATGATTTCTAATTCTCGCAAAGGTAAAGACGACTCGGATTCGGAAATCTGATGGTTGAGATTGTGGTCGCCCTTATTGGCTCTATGAGCATTGTTCTTGTAGCCCTCGTAGAGAAGGGTCGTCGTGAGAACAAGAATGACCACAATCGTGTTGTCGTGTCATTAGACCGTATAGAAAGCAAAATTGATGGCCATATTAATGACCATGCAAAGGGTGAATTTGACGAATAAAAATTATTAAAGGGGATTCAGTTGAAAATTAGACCTGCATTTAAAAAATCTTTGATGGTTGCTGTCTGCGCTGCTACGGGGATATTCGCTTTATTTAGTAGTGCCCCATTTGTTGCATCTGCTGATGTTATTTCTAGTACCGATTTTGAAACCGGAACATTAAATGGGTGGAACAAAAGCCCAGTATCTGGCACTAGTGCACTCACAACCATCACGCAAGAAGGTTCTGGTGTCAATATTGCGACTGGAAGCATTTCATTCAGCGCACCTTCACATAACGCCGTTGGTAGTCCGACCCTAGGCAATGGTCAACCCAACCCGTATTATGCGCCGGCAGTCACCCCGACTACTTGGACATTCTCTCCATATGGCACGTATGCAGCATCATTGCAGCCGAGCGGTTCTCCCACATTCGATAATGCCACTAGCGCATTGGGTCTCACCCCAACTCAAAATACTGCAATCAAGACACTTCTAACCCAGCAGAAGCAGGCGTCAGGTTTGGGTGATTCCAACCCAACAAATGCGGCATGGATAACTAAAGAAGTTACATTAAGTGCAGGCGCAACCTACACAATGTCATGGAACTATATTGGAACAGATTACGTTCCGTTTAATGATGGTTCTATTACATCGCTTGTTTACACTGGAACTGGAACAGCACCACAAATCACTGTGAATAATGGCGTGGGCAACTATGCTCTGCTCGGATTCACTAACCCTGGGACCGGCGACTACTCCACCGGAACATATGGCTCAACCGGCTGGCAAGTATCCACCTATCAGGTTTCGACTACAGGAACATATCTACTTGGTTTTGCAGTTTTTAATCTTGGTGATACCGGACTCTCGCCTGTCTTACTAGTTGACAGCCAGCCAGGCAACACTGTAAAAAATGGTGCACCATTTGGTGCTGTTGTCCCCAATAACCCGAATGCGCCTGTAGCCCCATCCACAACAACAGAGGCCCCCGCAACTACGACGACTACGACGACTACGACGACTACGACCACCACAACAGTCGCGCCTACAACGACTACGGAAGCCCCAGCAACTACCACCACTACAGAAACACCCACTACTACTTCAGCCCCTACTACGACCACGGTGGCTCCTGCGACAACCACCACAATGGCACCCACAACTACTTCGGAAGCCCCCGTGACAACTACAGAGGCCCCTGCGGTGACAACAGAGGCACCCACGACAACAGTTCCAACTCAAGTCACCACCCTCCCAATTACGGGCTCGGATACAGACAATTCAGGTCTTATCGCATTTGGCATTCTCGCTTCTGGTTTTGCCATCTATTTATTCGCTAAAAAAAATAAATAAAGGAAAATTATTATGAAAACTCTTGCATTCCGGATTTTGGCAACATTTGCAGCCTCAGGGCTTGGCGTTATTGGGGCTGGCGCTATCGCCAATATCCCGTTATGGAAGGCAGTTTTCATGGCTGGCGTCGCTGGAGTCGCACAAGTTGTCGAAGGGTTGTCACGAGCGTACCTAGATGACGGTAAACTATCTGTAGCGGAAATAAACTCCGTGTTTAACAAAGTTGACAGAGCCGATAGCGAATAGTAGGCTCATGTTAACTTCGCCTCAAGACGTAGGTGAAAAATATAAATCTCACTGAGGATGCGGCACGACATGGAAGACAATGAATTGGTCTGGCATACGGACGGCCACAAAATTAGGTTGCGCCTAAATAAGACCGAAGTCGAAATTGTTGAGATAGTTTGTCCACATGGACACTCCGGAGCATGTTGGCATAGCCGATCAGGCTGCCTTGTCCAGTTTTTTTTGACACGATATGGTTTTGAGTGCAATGTTGGAGTATGCCCCATTGAGGAAGTTTTAGAATTGTGCTGGTCTATTTCTGGAGACAGCAATGATCCTGAGGCATGTCAATTATGGTTTGTGCCAATGAACGATGAGGCATTCCACGCCTGGCTGGTTTCTAAGAATATTTAATTATTCCCGTGGGCTTGGCTAATTCCAAGACGTCTTGCCATCACGTATATATGATCTATGCCAGATAACGTAATCATATATTGCCCATCGTTGCAGTCTTTTAAATATCCATGTTCTATTAATGTTTTGATTGAACGTTCAATCTTGGAGACTCTGTCCATTTTTGCAAAAATAACCATTGGGTCAGTTGGCTTAAAAGGTTTATTCATCATTTTTGCATACACTAAAATGTCATGTGTTACTGAGTCGTGTTTGATTGTCATAAAACTCTTTCATAATTTTGAAGTCTCTATCACAATAAACAACATCCCAAACTATTGTGTATTTATTGCGACGGCCTTTTTTCTCAACTTCAAGCATACCTGCTTTTACTAATTTTGCTACTGCTTTTTCTATGGCAGTTTCTGTCACTCCAAGCATTAGCGACAAAGCCAAATGACCGACATCGGGGTTTTCAGATAAACCAATAAGAACACGCCCAGATGTAGATAGCAAAGATTGACTATTCATGCTGTCTTCAGAATCTACCCAAATTTTGAATATTGTCATCGTCTACACACTCCAGTAAAAAGAGTTCTATTCTATGAGCGTAGTTCATAACAGACAACGCAAAGGGGCACCAGTGCTAAAAGACACACTCAATCAACTTCTCACGCAAGAACAAGATGGTTGCAAATTTGGAGGATTGATTAAATCACTAGATCAAGACTCACAAGAAATCCTTATCAAATTAATGAAAAACGAATCAATTTCAGCACGAGCAATTCATCGTGCTTTGGTATCAGAAAAAATTGAAATCGGTAGATCAACAATCGAAACTGCTCGACATTGCGTTCTCTCAAAATCTGCATGCAAATGCTCAATAGTAAAGGAATTAATTAAATGACATCCTTGTCTGACAAGTTATCAGAAGTAGAAACATCCGCAAATAAAACAAAAAATCTTGGTGCAATTGCGGAACTTCTGGCTTCAAAAAACATTGACATCAATGAAATTGGGGATATCAAGCGTATTTCTATTTACCAATCAATGTTGAAAGACGAAAACGGCGAACCACAAATTGTTGACCTTGCCGCAATCCAAATTTCACCTAAATGGGAATCCGGTCCAGAATGGCCTGTAGTTCAACGTGGACCAGAAATTAAACTACCCAAAAACACTTCTGCACCCAAAAAGGCTGAAACATTTAAAACATGCGTTGTAGTACCGGACATTCAATTTGGTTATTTCAGAAATCGTGACGGCCAACTTGAACCGACACATGACGAAGACGCAATCAGTGTTGCCCTAAACGTCATCAAGCACCTAAAACCAGAACTTATCGTTTGTGTTGGCGACAACCTTGACCTGCCAGAGATGGGCAAATATGTAACCTATCCAAGTTACGCCCTAACAACTCAAGCAACAATTGACAGAGCAACAACTTTCTGTGCAGAGATGCGTCACGCTTCACCGGATGCACAAATTGTTTGGCTAGCAGGCAACCACGAAGAGCGCATGCCAAAATATCTTGTACAAAATGCTGGTGCAGCATACGGCTTACGGAAAGGCAATATCCCCGAATCATGGCCGGTCCTCAGTGTTCCTTATCTTTGCAGAATGGAAGATTTTGGCGTTGAATACCGCCCAGGATACCCTGCTTCAGATATCTGGGTAAATAAAAAACTGCGAATTATCCACGGTGACCGTGTGAAGAGCGGTGGCTCAACTGCCCACGTATACCTCAACGCTGAAAAAAGCAGTGTTATTTATGGTCACATTCATCGTGTTGAAATGGCTTTCAAAACTCGCGAAGATTGGGACGGCCCAAGAACCATTATGGCAGCATCACCAGGATGCCTAGCACGAATCGATGGTGCCATTCCGAGCACACGAGGTGGAGTTGACCTCGATGGTCGTCCGCTTGTTCGTCATGAAAACTGGCAACAGGGTCTTGGCGTAGTGATGTATGAAGATGATGGCGAACATAAGTTCTCATATGAATGCATGGCCATTTATTCAGGTTGGGGAATGTTTAGAGGAAAAGAATTTATTTCAAATTACGCGGCTGGAAAATGAAATGACAACAATTGTCGGAATACAAGGAGATGGTTTTACCATTCTTTGTTCTGATAGTCGGATTTCTACGGTTGACGATGATGGATATGTCTCATATGTGCAAACGTTAAGTCCATCTATGAGCAAAATAGCGCAAGTGGGACCATATTTAATTGGTATTGCCGGCGATCTACGTGCCATCAACTTAATCAACTATGCATTTCAACCTCCGATTCCTCCGGCAGCGATGAAAGGGAGAAAACTAGATGAATTCATTACTCTCAAATTCGTTTCAGCGTTAAGAGAGTGTTTTGATTCAAACGGATACTCTCCACCACCCAAGGAGTCGTCAGATCATGTGGCGCAACAAGGTTCATCTATCATTATCTCAGTAAATAGAATGATTTATCAAATTGATAATGATTATGCGTGGACCACAGATGCTTCCGGCTTATATGCAATTGGAACGGGGACGTACTATGCCCTCGGTGCGCTTAATATTTTGTGCCCAAAGATGCCTACTTTAACGCAAGCAAAGCGTCATGTTTTGAAAGCACTATCTACAGCATCAAAATATGATCCTCATACAGGACACCCATATAAAACATATGTACAAGATTCTACATCTATTAAAGTAAGGAAGGCTATTCAGTGAGTTTAGAAGATAGTATTGGTAATATCATAAATAATGGTAAGCAAAGTTGGATGAACGATGCTTCCTGTAAAGGCAAAACTTATATCATGTTCCCTAAAGAACATAAAGATATTACATACATTGTTGATGCTCGCGCTTTATGTGCGGAATGCCCTGTGCAACCACAATGCCTTGAGTATGCACTTGAGTTCCCGGCAGCAGATATGCATGGTGTTTGGGCTGGATTGACGAGCAGACAGTTGGCGGCAGAACAAAGACGAAGGGGAGTTAGGCCAACCCGACCTACGTTAGCCCAAATGTGGGGAGATTAGCCAAAAGTATATCAATCTGATATACAAAGAGCCAAATCAACATCAACGTCAGTAATATTGTTAGACAATTCATACAGTTTTTCGCTTCCAACAAGATTTAAAGAACTGCAACCAACACTTGAGCACTTCTCTAAAAGTTGATTTAACGCAATTTCGTGATCCATTGTGTCTGGAATAGCAAAAATCCAAATATTGTCAAAACTAATATCAATAACTTCATCCCTGATGTGACGAGCCATCCCCATAACATTCAAAACTTGAGTAATATCAGGCCAAAATTTAGACATTTCTTCACCAATGTCCCAAATTTTGCCCATTGGACTCACAAAAAAAGCAAATCCGTCTGCTTTACGTTGAAAAACTGTTCCTTCAAACTTTGAAATCACGAAATCCTCACATTACAAGTCTCACAAAATTCCATATCTTGGAATTCTACAATTTTCATTTCACATTCCTTCTTACCACACGGCATCAAAACATCTTTACCTTCAAGATAAGCCCTCAAATGCTCCATAGGGTCCGCTAAAGCAAACTGCGACTCCCCTGGGACAGGAACTCCACGCTCTGAACGCATATGTTCCCAAACACAATACAAAACATACTCACTCAACATCATTTTATTCCGATTAGCAGCGTCAATAATCTGATTTTTTAAAGAACCGTCAACACGCAAAGCAATATTGTATAAACGGTCCTTATATTTAGCCTTCCTGGCTGCTTTAGGCGCTATTTTTTTGTTCATGTTTTTCCTGCCGAACGTTTAGCCAGTCAACAAATTCAGACCAAGGCTTCAAATGCTTTTTATTGACTGAAAGAAAGGTATCCTCTATCTTTCGAACGTTATCAAATCTTCGTGTTGTTGTCCATGTAGGCATACTAGAAATCGGGATAACTAGCAACGAGCCAGTTTCTTGACTCACCAAAACTACAGCCAATGGAAGAGGGTCTTTTAGTTTCCACCCGAATTCCGTATCAACAAAAGCAGTACTTTTAGGGTAACTGCTCGGTTTTTCACTAAAGTTGAGTCGTCGTGACTTAACTTCTATATTTCCAGACATGTTTTGAAACACAACATCTTTTTCTGTAGCAAAAGAAAGACGTTCTTTTTCGGTTTTTCTAATACTCATTGGTGTGGCCTCACATTTGATGCCCTCAGAGTTCAGTATTTCAGCAACGTACTCTGTCCACTTGTGCCCAATTTTTAATTCTTGAACAAAAAGTTCTTGACTATACCCTAAATCCTTCATTTTCCTACGTCTCTCAACACCAACAACTCCACATACTCCCTAATACTCAACCCATACCCCTCAGCCTGCGCCAACACCAACCTCTTAAAATCAGCAGACACCTTCAAC